TTTTTTTTTTTTTTTTTTTTTTTTTTGTAAAAGTTAAAAGATTTTATACTTAACATATCACTATAAGAGTGAATATACTTCTAATTAAGTTATTGGTTAATACTAGCATACAAATTAAAGCTGTTACTTCTAACCCGACCTATGTTTAAACATTAGTCAGTTTCGAATACAGTATGCAGTTACACTGATGCTAGATACGGCCCATCCAAGCTAGGGATATACAATACAATGAAAATACATACGGAACCACGATACACACTACCAATTTTAAGGTTTGTGCCGGTCTCCCATTATACAGTACATTAATGTTATACGATTATAAGTCTGATATATCAAAATCAAACGCATCCGGATCATATTCCGTCGCGTCCAGATATACCTCGGTGGTACACACTGTGACACCAGGGAAAACGCCTTCAACTTTGGCGGCCTCCTGCTTGTCACGCATGTTCCACTCCCACGAGTCGAAGTCAAAATCCGTTTTGACCTTCAACTGTTCTAATTCTAACACAAAATCATCAAAGTCGTCCCGACCGTGGTGAGCCATCATCAGAAGCGCCATCTCGACCTTCTGATCCATGATGGCAACATCTCCGACGTTGACCTTTTTCTCCCAAATTAATTCTCTATGAATGACCTTCTTGGGCAAAGGACACGCAACGTACCCATTACGTTGCACAAAAGTTGATTTCAAAAAGGTTAAGTCATCAACCCTCTCGAACGCATTTATTTCATCCGTTTTATTTGCTGCAGTTACATCCATTCCAAGGAGTGCTGCATGATAGTAAAGAGTTTGCCTATTGAAAAACTCTAGCGTACTATCGGACGCTGAGACGATTACATCGTCTCCGTACGTGAGTGCTCTCACGTTTTCTGAGAAACCGACAAGATCTATATCTTGTCCGTCCATGGCACGCGCTACTGCGTACCCAGTTAATATGATGTACCAATTCGTCATTGAATTCAGAACATCGGTCAAGGGATTCCCAGAACAATTCCCTATATGTTTTTCCATTACATTATCACCTACTAAAACTAGCGAATGTAACACTGAATGGAACAAAGACCTACGAGCTAACGAATTTGAGTCAGCGTAGTAGCAATCTACCACATCCAAGAATGCCTCGACCGCACACTCAGGTACTGTTCCATCATAATTCCGATAATCAATATCGAAACCATACTCTCCCACTTCTTTCAAGCCTGCGAGATAGGCCCCCCACACGGTGTCTTTGTCTTTGCCAATTCCATGGCATAGAGAAAAACCAGCCCGCTTCTTATACATATCTGTAAATTGCCCGAAATATTTCCGCACAAGAAGCGTGATCTCAAGACCTGGCTGGATAAAAACTCTAGTTTTGGCTATCCGGGCCTTTTCATGCGACACCAATTCATCTTTATTGGTTGCTGTCCAGAATGTGGTGGGGGCCACTCCATCTTGAATTTTCATTTCCACCGCATGGTAATGGTCTACGAACGACTTTCCATACATGGGTATGATTTTATTGAACGCTAAATCACTAAAAGCGTATTCCAACGGATCTGC